TAAAAAATTTACAACTGTTCTTCGTAAGATAATTCGTGAAGAAGTTACAAAAGCAGTTCGGACTGAATTGCGACAAATGCTGACTGAGGATAAGGTTTCTCATACATCGGCTATACAACATGGTATGCAATTACATGATATAGCGGAACAAAAACCAGTCAAAAAAACTAGAAAGAAATATTCAGATAATGCCATGTTAAATGATATTTTAAATGATACTACATCGTTAAAAGAAAATTCAGAATGGTCAACAATGAATTTTAAAAGTGAAATGGCTCAAGCATTTGGTGGGAATCCAGGTAGCCCGGCTGTTGCACCAGTAACTGATCTGCAAGGTAGGCCAGTTAATACTAATAACGGACAAGTAGCAGCAACGGTTAATGCAATGACAAAAGATTATTCTGCATTAATGAAAGCAATAGACAAGAAAAAAGGTAAATAGTGGCACAAGGAAGACCTATATATCGATATGAACCAAATAGATCGAACCCGGATCGGGCAGTAGGTATCACATTGCCATTTAATAAAGCAACCGATGGTCGTAATGATCAACAAAATTATACATCTGGATCTTTATCTGGAGGTTCTGTTTTTAATCAATCGTATACAACAGAAGTCCAGGCATTATCAAATTTTAAAAATTTATTAATGACTAGGTATGGTGAGCGTTATATGCAACCTACTTTTGGAACAAAGATACAAGATATAGTATTTGAAAATAATACTGAATTTGTACGAGAAGAATTACAGATATCTATAGAAGAGTCTATAAAAACTTGGTTGCCATATATTAAATTAAATACGGTTGATATAATTCCTGATGTTGCTAATTATGCAATATCAATACGATTAAGATTTACAGTAGCAAATTCAAATGCAGAACGTGTTATAATAATCTTGGCCAATGAAAATGAACTTTTATTATCAGATGTTGATATTCCATTAGATTTAGTACAAGTCGGAGAATTTAATTATTAAGGATATTATAAATGGAATCAGTTAAAAAAGACGTTAAATACTTAAATAAAGATTTTGCTCAATTCAGGCAGAATTTAATAAATTTTACAAGACAATATTTTCCTAATACATATAACGATTTTAATGAAACTTCACCAGGTATGATGTTTATAGAAATGGCATCATATGTAGGAGATGTATTATCATATTATACTGATCAATCTTTTCGTGAAACTGTACTTAATGCCGCGCAAGAAAATGCTAATGTATTGAACTTAGCTCAATTATTTGGATACCAAGTCAAGTTAAATACACCTGCAACAGTTGTAATGGATATTTTTCAATTAGTACCAGCAAAAGGCAGTGGTAATGCAACAGAACCAGATTTTGATTATGCATTATCAATTCAAGAAAATGTACAAATACAGACAGAATCAGGTGTGAATTTTGTTACAGTAGCATCAGTTGATTTTCGTGTCAATACAACAACCGATCCTCGCGAAGCATCTGTATACTCGACCGATTCCAGCGGAAATATTGAATTTTATTTATTGAAAAAGCAAGTAGCTGCTAAATCTGGAGAAATTAAAACTGAGATATATCAATTTGGTACGCCAAAAGCTTATGATAAAATAACTTTACCTGATACTAATGTATTAGATATTATTGATGTTATAAGTAGTACTGGTGATGAATGGTCTCAAGTAAATTATTTAGCACAAGATACTGTATTTGATTCTATAGCTAATATACCATTTAATGACGCTGAAATGTCAGAGTATAGAAGTACCGTACCGTACATTTTAAAGCTAAAACGAACTCCTAGGAGGTATGTTACACGAGTACGTAACGACCAGCAAATTGATATTCAATTCGGGGCTGGTGTTAGTTCTGATTCAGATGAAGAATTGATCCCAAATCCAAAAAATGTAGGTATGGGATTAGAATATTTAAAACGAAGTACTACATTAGATGTTGATCCTACAAATTTCTTAAGAACTAGTACATATGGATTGGCGCCTAATAATGAAACATTAACAGTTAGATATACTGTAGGTGGTAGTATAGCAGAAAATGTATCAGCAAATACATTAAATTTAATTACTGTTATTAGTTATAATAGTACAAATACAGCGGATGTAAATTTAGATTTTGTAAAATCAACTGTGGCAGCTAATAATCCGGAACCAGCAACCGGTGGAAAAACTAAACAAGATTTAGAATCAATCCGTCAAAATGCCATGGCTAATTTTGCAGCTCAGAACAGAATGATTACTAGAGAAGATTATATAGCTAGATGTTATATGATGCCGGCTAAATTTGGAAGTATTGCTAAAGCTTATGTAATAGGCGATTCCCAACAGAATACAGCAGATGTAACATATCCACGTGAAACGATTTCAAATCCATTAGCATTAAATTTATATACATTAGCGTATAATGATCAGCAACAGTTAGTACCTTTAAATACAGCATTAAAAGAAAATTTACGTAGTTATCTATCTCAGTTCAGAATGTTGACAGATGCAATTAATATTAAAACTGCATACATTGTAAATATTGGAGTTGAAGTTGATATCATACCAACTCCTAACAGTAATAGCCAAGAAGTAATTTTAAGAGTAGTTAATCGATTAAGAGAATTATTAAATGTAGAGCGCATGCAAATAAATGGACCGATAAATAAAGCTAATATCATGTCCGAATTAGATAATGTAAGAGGTGTACAGACAGTTGCCGGATTGACTATTACTAATTTATATAATACATTAACTGGATATTCTAAATATGTATATGATTTAGAAGGCGCTACAAAAAACAGTATTATTTATCCAAGTTTAGATCCAATGATATTTGAAGTTAGGTATCCTGATAAAGATATTAAAGGTAGAATTGTAAGTTAATAAAGGAAATTATGTATCAATTATTTTACACAGAAAAAGATAATACGTTATATGAACGTTTTCCGGCGCTAAATGCAGGTATAGATCCTATTTTAGAATTAACTAAAATTGCATCGGGTTCAAATGTAGATGGTAATATTCAAGCTAATACATATAATAGCCGAATATTATTAGATTTTGGTGAACAAATAACAACATTAACTAATTTAATTGATGCTGGAAAAATACCTCCTTTAGGAAATGCAGCTAATTCAGCATCTGTTTATTTATCAATGCAGGCCGCGGATGCATCCGATCTTAAATTATCATATACATTAAAAGCATTTGCTGTTTCTCAATCTTGGACAAATGGGAATGGTAATAAAGGTGATACGCCACAGACTAAAGTTGGTTCGTCATGGAATAACCGATCAGGTGATGGTAAGGCACAAACTGGTATTGCGTGGCTAACTGGTTCTGCTCCTAGTAACAATTCCGGACAAGGGGTTACTGAGCTACAAGGCGGTGGTACATGGCTGACTGGCTCTGGTTATGAAGCTAGCCAATCATTTTCAAATGAATTACCACATATAAGAATGAATGTAACAGATATTGTATCTAAATGGGTTTCTGGTAATATTGCAAATAATGGTTTTATTATTAAAAGACCTGAAGTAGATGAAAGGTCTGGAGATATATTAGGAAACATTCAATATTATGGAAGAGAGACTCATACTATTTTTATTCCTAGAATGGAAGTAGCTTGGGATGACCAAGTATTAACCGGTACGAGTTCATATACAGAAATTGCTAGCGAAACATATGTACCATATTTTACAAATATTAGACGTAATTATCGAGAAACGGACAATACTCTTTTTAGGATAGGTGTTAGATCACAATTCCCAAACAAGACTTATCAAACTAGCTCTTTTTATATAACTAAAGATAGATTACCAACATCAAGTTTTTATAGTATACAAGATGCAGTAACTGAAGAAACGATTATACCGTTTGATGCTAAATCAACTAAAGTTTCATGTGATTCAAAAGGATCGTTTTTTAGATTAAAATTAAATACATTTATGCCAGAACGGTATTATAAAATTGTATTGAAAATTGAACGTGAAGGTGGTGATGATACGCAAATACATGATGATGGATTTTATTTTAAAGTGGAAAGATAATGGCAGGTAATAGATTTACAGAACGATTAGACGCACAAGATGAATTTCCGGATGAACTGAATGAACAGGAGTTTATGGTTTCTTTATTAAAAGAAGAATTTCCAAATGACCCAGTATTACAACAAGGCAAATTAAGTCCGGATCAGGTTATAGCTCCATTACCGGTACAAGGTTTGGCAAAACGTAATACAGGAACAAACTTATTAGAAGTAGATGCTGACGTATCTGCATCATATGCCGAATATAATATTAATAAATTAGTGCCAAGTATAGATGACGAAGAATTGGATGAAGTTTTAGATGATGAATTTGAATTTTATTTAGACCCGGATGATGGTGGGTTTCGTCCGCCTGCTACTACTGGTTTATTTTTGATAAGTGTTGAAATTGATGATAGACCATTTGATTTCCATGATGCATATATTAATAGCGGACCAGAACAAATTCCAGATTTCATTGCACGTGGAA